CTCCTGTAATGCCCTTTAATTGACTTGGTATAACACCGATACGACGGTAGTACCGCTTGATACGACACCGTATAAACCCTCGTGATCGCCTACTTGTACGGTTAATTTATCTTTATGATCGACGACATAACCGTTAGCGGTAGTTAGATCGGATCCTCCGATAAATAGAGCATTATCAGTAGCGTGTACTAACGCGGTTTGGTCCGCAATATTAGCCGGGACTAATACGGTAGGGGTCGTAGTTACTGTTATTTGTTTGCTAGTTGGCATCTTTTAATCCTAACTTAGTAATGAGCTCTTTAGCTTTAGCCGGTGTAACTGTTACCTCAAAGTGCATATCGTCCGGCCGGCTCTTAAAGTCACCGCCCCACTTGAGGCCATATTTTTTAGCAAGGGCCCGGATCATCGGTACCTTTTCAGCCGGAAAAGTGTCGTACTTGCCGAGAGGATGCTTAGTCGCATTTAGATCGATGGCCGTCCCGGATGAGTGACACGATAATTTATCCGTCGTACCTCGTACCATGCGAAAAGCGTAGCCCCACTCGTCAAAAGTACCTTTGTCAATAGGCTCGATTAACTCGTGAAACTCCGCAGCAAAGGCGGCCAAGAGAGGCCCAACACTCTCGGCGCACCTTAGCCTACGATCCGTACCCTTTACCGGGTAGGACTTTATACCGATCTCGTCCGGATCTTTAGATGCCGGGTATCCGTTATAACTAGTTAGCACCGTTAGTAATTTCATTATCTACTTGTAACCCTAATACTTTAGGATCAATACCTAAAGCGCTTAATTTAGCAATAGCATCAATTTTAGCTAATTCAGCCGCAGCGCTCTTGGCTAACTCGGACTCGTGCTCAAGCATGGCATCGGCCCATTGTGAAATCGTCGCCTCGTACTCAGTTGGAGTCAAAGCAATAATTTCGGCATCTTCACCACGATTAAGAGTTGGATATTCTTTTTTTAATTCTGTAATTAATTGCTCTTTAGTTTTCATTTAGTTACCTATTCCATAAACGGATACTGTGCCAGAAATTGTGCCCGCGCTCGGCGTGATAGCAAAACCATCGTAAGTCGTGTTTTCGTAACCTTGTAACGCCGACCAACCATGGCCGCCGTTAGTTGAGTTTGTATACGATAAATGTATTGTTTGGCGCTGACCTAGCCCAAAAGGTTGAAATACTGTTGCATCAACATTAAAAGCTACTGTAGAGCCTGTCGGAGCAGACGATGGACCGAGTGGCATATTAGCAACATCGCTACCATAAGAGCCGATAGCAAGGGTACCTCCACGCGTTGCGTTGTATTGACCCCAGTTGTAATTAGCCGAGGTATTATTTGTACCGCTTGCACGATAATAAAAATTAAGCGTATAAGGATCGCTCGTACCTCGTACCGACATAATAATTTTGTAATTTCGATACGTGCTAGAAAATACACTGTTAAAAGTTTGTGTAGATACCGCGCTAAACGTTGTGGTGCTAATCAAAGTTAAAGCTCCACTTGAGGGAGTAGCCCATTTTAGACCCGTGGCCGTAGATGAGTCCGCGGTGAGTACGCTGTTATTAGCGCCGACGGTCAAATTATCAAAAGTTTGAGATCCGGTACCAGCAATTAAATCGCCTTTAGCTGCAATCTCCGTAGCCATTGAGTTAGTAATAGTTACTGTGCCGGATGTACCGCCGCCGCTAATACCTACGCCGGCCGTTACGCCCTCAATATCACCGGTAGCCCCGGAGGCCGCCCACGCGGAGCCCGTGTAATACCAAAGCGAATTAGTATCTTTTGTATAGGCAAACTGTCCCTCTTGCGGAGATGTAATAGCTGCATCTCTAGCGGCGTTGCTTGCGAATACGTTAATGCCTTGCATGAGGTAGCCGTTTACGTCACCGGCGGTTAATACCTCACCTGTTGTAAAGGTCTTAAAACCTTGACCAGCTGCCATCTCTTGCTCCTTAGTACGCTAACACGGAGGTATCGAGCACTCCGTATAGTGATGAGTCTAATATAAAGCCGTCGATAATCGGCTCTAGTGTTGTAAATGTCGTTTTCCATGAGTTAGGCGTAACGCGATGGATAACGCCAAAAACTTGGAGAGTCTGTTGGAGGATCGAGTTACCAGGCTGATTAGTCGTAATCTCTACCGGATCAAAAAAATCTAAACTTAGAGCGGCAAGGATGCCATCGTTATAATCATCCATGTAAAGATCAAGCTCTACGGCATCGCATCGAGTTTGTGTATCTTTACGGCTTGCTACATAAGCCCGGGCATAATCGAGGGCGGCTTGGTCCGTATCCATTACGAGATTTTGTTGGTTATATGAGTGGATAAAATACTCATCGATGGAGTCTTGGTCCTGAGCTAGTTGAGCGGTACCGCCGATCTTGGTAATCGAGGCAGAGTTATAAACTTGCGTATCATCTAAACGCCAAACGGCATTAAAATAATTGATATCGGTACCGTCGTCATTAAAGCGAGTTACCGGAAAGGCTTGCGACTCGATACAAAAGGCCCGATCGTGCAGCTCTACGGATCCTCGAGCATTGATATATAAAGCGCCGTATTCTGAAATCGTGGCCGTTTGTAATGCAGCTAAAGCCGTGCGAGGCGTGCCGGGGTCGGCTTGGAAAATGGTGTCTCCGTACTGTATCTCTCGCATAGATGGAGGCCAAGCGATCTCGTCGAGGATAGCGTTTACGCGCTCGCCCGGTAGGTCGCCGGCCTCAGCTAATGTCACCGTAGAGATTTGGCTATTTTGGAAAAGTCTAAAAGCATCGACGGCGGTAATCGTTGTATAAACTACATCCGTGGCCATTTTAGGCGTAGTAGTTGTATAGCTAGTAATAAAACCGCTAAACATAGGGTACTCGGTGCCGTTATATGTACCCGTAATCTGTACCTTACGTAGAGGTGTAAGTAATCCGTAATAAGGTCCGGCGGGATTTTGAGGGTTAAAGTCGCCATTTTGATCGACGATACGCAAAGTTAGAGTACCCGTTTGGAATACGTCCGCCTGAGCGTTACGGCCTCTCATCGTGGTAACGCCGTCTACCTGACTCGATACATCGACGATTAAAGCTTCGGAGTCTGCAAGGATATTAGTGCCGAGTATGCCGGTATCTAGGATCATCGCTTGAGCAAAAGATGGACCCGTAGAAAAGTTAATAAGCGCGTTTATCGTAGGGACGGTCATAATGCACCGGCCGTACTAATCGGATCTCCGCCGCGGTTAAGGCGTTGGATCGTATCTTGGATAAGTACCGTAAACTCGTCCTGTTGAGCGATTACGCCGGCGCTGATATTCACGTTATAAGTTGCAGGATATCCGCCGCCGTAATTCATAGTAGGGCTATAGCCGCCTAGATCCTCTTGTTGGCTAGAGGTGAGGCTATTGTAAAACTCGGTAGCGCTGATATCGCCGCCTAGTTTGGCGGTAGCTGCAGCGGTGTTAGCTACTGTATCGAGGATAGCCGTAGTCGATATAACCGGACCCGTTACAAAGTTTGTACCGCCGATATTAGTAAGTCCGCTACTGCCGCCTCCGGTGCCTACCTTGCTTAATAGGTTTATGTAATCTTGTAGAGCCTTTAGGCGTGCATCGTCCGCGGCCTTTTGTGCTCGTGCTACGCGATCAATCATAGATAACTCGGCAGACTCACGTAATAGAGTTGCCGTTTTAGTGGCACTTACGGAATTACTTAAAGCTGCAAGGCGAGCAATCTCGGTTAGTTGGATCTGTACGCGCTCGGAATATTGCTCTTTTGCTGCTAGTTGCCCAGCTGCTACGAGTGCGGCGTTGTACTTCTTAAACGCTTCCTCACGTGCTAGCTCTTTATCGCCCTCGGCCATCTTGCTATCGTTAATGCCCTTAAGCTCTGCTAATAGTTGAGTGTTTAGAGCTGCGAGAGTTGTCTCGCTGATTTCTTTAACACCGGCTAACTTGGCAAGATCAGCGTTTTTCTGTAGTGCGGCTAGCTCGCTAATCTTACGTAAAGCGAGATCGCCGTTATCCTCCTCGATAGCCTGTAAAGCCTCAAGGCGTAGGATCGTATCCTTGTCATATGTAGCCCGTAGAGCTGCGGCGATCGAGATGCGGTTAGTATCAAATACGGCCGCGGCCTTTGATAACGAAAGTTTATTTTTCTCAGCAAGGGCCGATTTCTTTTGGAGCGCTAGTAATTCTTTAGCTCGCTTAGCTGCATCCGCTTCGGCCTTGGCCCGGGCCTTGGCATCTGCCTTTTGTGTATCTTGGTTTCCGGCAGAGAGTGAGCGATTACCAAACCCGCCGGGGATCTTGCCGGCGTTGAGTCCGTAATACTGTTGCAGGATCTCGCCGGCCTTAAGTCCTACCGTGGCATCGATGAGCCCGGCTATAGCGGTACTTAGAGTATCGATCTTGGAGATGGTGTCGTCGATAGTCTTTCCACCGGATAAAGCGGTAAGAGCATTAATTAAAGATTTACCGATTTTTTCGCTTGCATTTTCTGAGGCTACGGCGAGCTTATTCATCGAGCCTACGTAACTATCGGCGGCTACTTTTGCTTGTCCGGCGAATAGGACTTGTAGGCGCTTTTGTACTTCCTCAAAGTTTGAGGATGCTAACTCTGCCTGAGTAAGGCCAAGGTTAAGAGAGCGTAAGCCCTTAAAGTTACCTACATATGCTTGGCTTAATATCTCACTAGTTTTAGCTAAG